GGACTCGAAGGTCACCTCCTGTTTCCCCTGAGGGGTCTCATAGGTCAGCTTGTACATGATGCTCCTTAGGGTTTCGGTTGGGTGAGGTACTGGGTCAGCTCGGGGTTCTGCTGGAGGACCAGGAGGAGGCCGGTGGCGAGCTTGCGGACCACGTGCTCCTCGTGCTTGGGCAGGCCAATATCCATCGTGGCCCACACACCGTGCAGGACCTCGTGGAGAACCGTGTCCTGCTCCTCGATCAGAGGCAGGCCTTCCATCACCTCGATCTCGTTGAGGAGGGTGTCACACGCTCCGAAGTCCCCGTTGTCGAGGTCGTAGGTGATGGAGTAGTTGCGCCCCAGGATGAGCGCGTGGTCCGGGCGGTTCACAGCAGCCCCAGCTTCTGGAGCTTCTCCAGGCCGATGCCGGTCACGCGCCACTTATTGCCGAACTGGCCGGGACCCATGTGGGTCGAGATGTAGCCAGCGGAGGCCAGTGCTGCGACCTCCATTGCGTTGTCCCGTGCGTAGTCCGATTGGAGCTTGAACGGGAACAGGTAGGCCTGCTTGAGGACCTCCTTGAGTCTTTGGTTCTTGAACATGATTGTCTCAGTGAGTTTCGGCCCAGGTGCGGCCAATCTTGGATTCCCCTGCGAGGGGGCAACGGAAGCTGAAGGCCTCGCCAGCTTTGACCACACAGGCCTCAGCGGTCTTGGCGATCTGCTCAGCGATCTCCGGGGTGCGGCACGCGATCTGCACCTCATCGTGGACCCAGGCGACCATCGCGTAGTCGCCGTCCCACCCGTGCTTCAGGCCCTGCGCCTGGAGGTCTTCTTCCAGGAGGATGAGCCACTGCTTGCACAGGAGAGCACCTGCGGATTGCAGGAGGGTATTGAGGGCAGCGTGGGAGGAGCGGACGTGGAGGTGGCGCTTGTCGAGGCCAACCAGGTAGCCCCGCTTGGCGCTCTCTTTGACAGCCTCGATGAGGCGCTTGAGAGCCGGGGTCTTGCGCAGGAAGGATGACTTGAGCTTCTTCCCGTGGGCTGCGTCCTGCCCCACGATCTTGCCGATCTTCTCGTCACCGGCCCCGTAGAGGAAGGCGTAGATGAAGGTCTTCGCGTTGTCCCTGGTGGGAAGCCCTGCGGCCTCCTGGTTCACCGAGTGGATGTCTCCTTCGAGGAGGACCTTGCCGTAGGCTCCACCATCATAGCGGGCCATGAAGTGGGCGAGGCAGCGCAGCTCCAGACCGGAGGCGTCCGCACCCATCATGATCCAGCCAGGCGGGGCACAGAACAGGTCGCGACACTCGTAGCCGTAACCACCAGCTCCCCCGTAGAGGATGCCGGTCTTGTTCTTCTGGACCTTCGGGACTTGGGCCACGTTCGGGAAGGCGTGGGTAGCGCGGCCAGTGACAGCGCCGTTCGGGTTCACAGACCCGTGGATGCGCCCCTGCCGTTCCACCTTGAGCCACGCCTGGTCACCCTCAGCGAGCTGAGAGATGCGCTTCGACACCATGAGGTACTCGGTGATGAGCGGGACAGGCGGGTACGGGAGGTCCTTCACGGTGTCCTCGTCCACCTTCGGCTTGCCGCCATCGGTGAACACTTCGGGCACCCAGCCGTACAGCTTCTGGAGCCGGTCAGCGATGTGGTCGCGGGAGCCTGGGTTGAACTCCACCAGCTTGATCTTGGTGTAGGGGTCCCCCTCGGTGAACTCCTCGTAGTGCCCGGTCTGCCACTTCGGGGCCTTCTTGGTCCCCGTGTTGCGGGTGACAGGGCCGTCATCGTGCTCGATGAAGACCCTGCGGGACATACTCGGAACCACCTTCCCAGCCGGGGCGAACCAGAAGCGGAAGTAGTCCTTCAGCTCCCGTTCCAGTTCACCCCGGCGTTGCGCGAGCTGCGCATACAGGGCGGAGGCCTTGCCCGTGTCGAACGGGAAGCCGTTGCGCTCCTGCTGCGCCATGAGCCAAGCTATCTTGTGCTCCAGCTCCAGCGCCTGAGGGGAATAGTTCTTGTCGAGGATTCGCTTGTAGAGGGCCTCGGTCACCACCACGTCCTGGACGCAGTAGTCGAGCATCTCCTGGGAGAGCTGCTTCCACTCGTCACCGGGCTGGTAGGAGTCACCGGCCTTGGCGATGAAGTCGGCCTTGTACTCGCCCTTCATCAGTTTCAGGCGGTAGCCCCAGGCTTCCAGCGAGTGGGAGCCGAACAGCAGGCCGGGGAGCTGCTTCTTCTTCAGGAGCCCCGTGTCGTGGTCCTTGATGTTGGACCAGATGAGGCGGGTTGCGGGTAGGGTGTCGAACACCTGTTCCTTGTCGAAGGTCCACTTCGGGTACAGCTTCTGGAGGACAGGGATGTCGTACTTGATGACGTTGTGACCACCGATGGGGCCACTGGAGAGGAGCTTCAGCCCCTCCTCGATGGACAGCTCGGCCTCCATCGGGAACCCCGAGGGGATGCAGCGGTAGAGGCGGTCTGTTTCCAGGTCCTTGATGACCAGGCAGTGGATCGTGGAGACGGTATCAAGTAGTCCGTTGGTTTCGAGGTCGAATAGCTTCATACCGTCCTAGCGGTTAGTCGCGCCAGATTTCCGCGAACAGGTCCGGGATGCCTTCGCGGGCGTCCTTCACGATGTTCTTCAGGGTCTCGCCAGCAGCGGCCTGGGACAGAGCGATTGCGGTGGTCAGCGGGATGATTGCGATGGCCAGGGCGAACGTGGCCAGGGTGCGGATAGTGGTTTTCATGCGGCCCTCTTGAAGTCGGGGTATTTGTTGAGGAGGCGGTCGATGCGGCGCTCGGACCGGATGGTCTGGCCGTCATCATCAGCGCGGCAGATGCGGAAGACCCGATCCTCGGAATCGCGGATGAAGTCCGGGTGGAAGTACGGCTCGTTGCCGTCATACGTGATCCGGCTCAGGCCCAGGTCGAACGTACCTGCCAGGTCGGTCAGGCTGTCGAAGTCGGCCAGGATGAACTGGACCTCGTAGCCGTGGACAGGGGCCATGAAGTTCCACACCCCGTGCATGTCTGAGCGGAGTGCGTAGTTGGATACGAAGGCTGGGATGTACTGCTTGGTGAGTGGATGCTTCAAACCGTCAGGGAAGTCGGTCGCGCGCAAGAAGATGTCCACGTCTTTGATGGGTCTGCCGTGGTAGGCGTCCCTCAGGGCACCACCACCGATCACGGGGTGGGACCCAGGGAACATGACCCGCACCTCCCGGAGGATCTCCCGGAAGAAGTACAGTCGGTCGTTGAAGTCCATACTTAGGCGAGAAGCTCCGACAGCTTCGAGCGGATGCGGGCCGCGCGGATGGCGGCGTTCTCGTGGTTCTGGGCTTCGGTGTTGGCCTGCTCGGCAGCGTAGACGAAGCGCTCGGTCTGGGCTTCGTGGTACTCCTCAGCCAGCTTCAGGCGGGCCAGGGACTTGTCCAGGTCCACGATGGCCGAGGACACGGAGACGCGACCGTTCAGGCGGTCGAGGATTGCTGCGATCAGATTGCGGATGGTTTCCATAGTGGTCCTTAAAATTCCGGTTTGGTGCCGGTTTCGTCTTTGAATGGGGATGCTGCGGTGGGTGCTTCGGTTGCGGAGAGAAGCCCGGTGTCTCGGTCGTATCCGAGGTAGATCACTTCGCCCGTTGCTTGGCCGGTGTAGCGGTCCTTCAGGATGCGAAGCGTGGTGGTCTGGCGAACCACCGAGTCCTCAGCCTGCTGGTCTCGCTCCAGGCCGAACATGAAGTAGGACCAGAAGCCGATGGCGCGGGAGCCCTTGAAGTGGCGGATGGAGACCCTTCCGCCTTCCTCGTGAGGTTTCCCCTCAGGTGTCGTGAGGTGGCTCACGAAGTGGATGATGATGCCCAGCTCGTTGGCCAGGCCCGCCATCTCCTTCATGATCTGTTCGAGGGAACCCTTCTCATCTTGCGTGTCCGCCATCGCCGTGAGGTGGTCGATGTAGATGAGCTTGATGCCCTCGGAGACGGCCATGAATCTGATCTTGGCCTTGACGACATCCCATTCGGTTTCCCCGAAGGAGTCGTAGAGGACCAGGCCGTTGCCCAGGGATTCAACCGTGGAGGTCAGCTCCTCGGTGGTCCAGCCCCCGTCGAACTCGGGGACGTGGAAGCGCTTGCCTGCGATCTTGCCCGCCACGCGCTTCGCCGTCTCCACTGGCTTCTGCTCCAGGAAGATGGTGCCGACACGTTGCTTCAGGGCCGTGAGGTCGTAGGCGATCTGCTGTGCGAGGAAGTCTGACTTGCCCACACCAGTACCGGCACCGATGCCATAAACCTCCCCGAACCTTCGTCCGTAGGTGAGGTGAGTGAGTTCATCGAGAAACCACGGGAGGCCCATTTCGGTGGGCTTGAGGATCTCCTCCCGCAAGTCGATCACGTTCACTAGGCCATCGGGCCGGTACGCAGCGGCGTTCCAGATAGCGGACACAATGTCCCGCTCTCGTCCCGCCTGTAGTAACTCGTTGGGGTCCTTGATCCCCGAGGGCATCGAGGCGATCTTGCACTTCCCCGGAGAGAAGAGTTCGGCGCACTCGGCTGCTGCCTCACGTCCCGGCTCGTCAGAGTCGAACATGAGGATCACGCTCTCGAACCCTTCGAGGTATTCGAGGTTCTGCTTGATGGCCTTCTTGGCTGATGGGGCACCAGTCGGGATGGAGACCACGGGCCACTTGTTGCCCTGGGCCTGGGATACCGACATCGCGTCGATCTCCCCCTCAGTGACCACGATCATCTTGCCTGTGGAGGGCCACAGGTTCTGGCCGAAGAGGCGCGGCTTGGCCGCATCCCCAACCCAGTACATATTCTTTTCGGCGTCTCGGACCTTCTGCGCAACCATCGTGCCTGAGGCATCGTAGTATGGTGCGAGCTGGACCTTCTTGCCCTTGTGTTCACCGACTTGGTAGCCGAACTTGCGGACGGTCTCCTCGGTGATCTTGCGCTTCAACAGGGGGGCGTACTCCCCTTGAATCAATCCTTCCACTCGGGTGTTCCTTTGGCGTGTTGTAGGGGTGTGTGCGTCTCCGCTGGCTGGCTCGTAGTGGTCACAGCCGAAGCAGAACGCATGGCCATCGGAGTACCGTGCGAGGTTGTCTCGGGAGCCACATGCAGGACAGGGCTCCTTACCGACAAATGAACTTTCACTGTCGTGCATATGTCCTGAAAAAAGGGGGCCAGCCCGAAGGCCAGCCCGAAGAACAACTAGGAGAAAAACATGAGGGGATCTGGGAGGCTGGCCCCCTTATCCGTATGTGGTCCCTATTGGTTCCACGTGCGGAACAGTTACGTTGTCGGAGCCTTGACCATCTGCGAAGGCCACTGGAGAAACGTGTTGTCCGGGCCTCCGTAGTTGTAGTGGCCAGGACGGTTCAGGCGCACCTGCTTCGGCGTGAAGGAGTGGATCGTCAGAAGCTCCAGGTCCCGGTAGCGGGGGCGCATGGAGACCACCTTATCCCCCACTGCCAGCTCTTGGCCCAGGAAGTCCTTCACTTGGTCACCAGCTTGGCACGGGCTTCCAGGCGGAACAGGCCAGCACGCTTGGTGTCGCGGCGGAGCTGCTTCATGGCTTCCCACTGCTCGGGGGTCGGGCGGATGTACTTGTTCATACAGCTCCTTCAGTTGGTGATGTTGTTTGCGGCCAGCCAGGTCTTCACGTCGAACGACGGACAGGCCTTGGCGACCTTGGGGAAGTCGCGGTGGCCCTGGATGTGGGCCTGCGGGTATTCCTTCTTGAGCCCCTCCAGGACAGCCTTCAGGCTCATCCACTGGGCATCCGTGAAGTTGTCCTCGGGGACATTCACGTCCTTCTCGGACACACCGCCCACCAGGCAGATGCCCACGGAGCGGTCGTTGTAGCCTTGCACGTGGGCACCGATCTGGTTCTGCGGTCGGCCCAGCTCGATCTTGCCGTCACGGCGGATGACAAAGTGGTAGCCGATGCAGGTCCAGCCCTGTGCGCGGTGCCACTTGTTGATGTCGGCAGCGCCGATGTCCTGGGACGGACGGGTCGCGCTGCAATGGATCGCCAAAAAGTCCGTGCGGGTACGGTTCTTGGTCTTTGCGTCGTAGGTCATACAGGTTTCTTCTTGGGCTCCCGCAGCCAGGCATCAGGGATTACCTTGTCCGCATACGGGAAGCCGTTCTTGTCGGCCCAGTCTCCGTAAGAGGTTGGGCTGCGCTTGTTGATCTTGGTTTTGGAGTTTGAAAAGACGAAGCGGATGTCGAGGTGGGGGTGCTGCTGCTTGATGAGGACCATCTTCTGGCGGTCTTCGGTCAGCAGTCGGCCCTTGGTTTCAACGATGATGCCGTTGTCCAAGATGAAGTCTGGGTGGTACTTGTGGTTCTTCGGTGGGGTCACATACGGAAGGGTTAGGGTCTCGTATGAATATCCCATTGGGAACGCTTCAAGTTGCGCGGCGATCTTCTCTTCGAGACCACTGCGGAAGCCGTACTTCAAGCCCACTTGCGCAGCCGTTAGGCTCTTGCGGGACTTACTAATTGGCATGTCGGTGTTTGGATGCGCGGCTACTGCTGTTGGCGCAGAGGCGGCATACGAGCGAGCCGCGCTTATCGAGGTGGGAGAATGCCCTGTCATGGCCCTTCGGACACAGCGAGAGGTCTTCCACACCACCAAATGCGCGGCGGATGTTCATCTGCTGGGACACCTGCTCCAGGTGGTCCGGGTTAATGCAGGCCTTGTTTCGACACAGGTGGTCGATCTGCTGTTCAGGGATGAGAGGCCCCTTGTGGGCCATATACGATAGGCGGTGGGCGAGGATGTACTTCTTGTTGAAGTAGGCGTTCCCGTACCCGTTGCTGCTAAAAGACCGGCCCCAGTTCCAGCAGCCGGTCTCTTGGTCAACGGTAGCTCGCTCCCTCAGATAAGAGGAAGCGTCCTGCATCAAAACTCCTCGGAGCCCGTCGATTCGTCCTTGAACGGGGTGGCTTCTTCCTGCGAGTCGTCAGCCTCGAAGCCGTCCTCCTCACCGAAGCCGTAGTCGCTGGCGTCACGTGAGGAACCGGAGCGCAGCTCGATGATCTGGGCAGCGTTCAGGCGCAGGCTCAGGCCAGCAGCACCAGTGCCCGACACGAAGTACGGGATGGCCTCGAAGGAGACCTTGCCGATGGTGCCGCCCCAGATTTCCGGGACCTTCAGCAGCGGCTTGCCCTTGGCGTCGAACAGGGCGGGCTTCGCGGACCAGGTGGTGTTGTCCTTGCGGGTGCCCGAGGCCTTCATCTTGAAATTGAAGATGAGGTTGCCGGTCGGCTCCTCGGTCTCCTTGTCGTATTCCACGGTGTAGAGGTCGTTCTTGGTGACCTCGCCCAGCTTCTTGCGGGTGCCCACCGGGAGCTTTGCGAAGGCGGCTTCAGCCTCCTCCATCGCCTTGTCGTAGGCCGGTTGCAGCATCTTGATGAGCGGCTGGGCTTCGTCCTCCGACAGGATCAGGCCAACCTTGTAGGCACCGTCCGGGTTCGGGTAGTCCTTGGTGCCGAAGTCCGGCTTGCTCAGTGCGGGGTAGCGGAAGGTGCCCTTCGGGGAAGTGCCCTTGAAGTTCTGCGGTTTCTTGTCTGCCATAAGTCTGTGTGTTGGGTGTGGTTAGACGCGGTACTGAGCTTCCAGGCGGGCCACGTCGTAGCCCTCCTCGATAAGCTCGGCTGCGAGGTCGAGAGGGATGGTCCAGCCGTGCGCCCACTGGTCTTTTGCGCGGTCCAGTGCGGTGCCCTCGGTCATCGGGGTGTAGTCTTCGTAGTCGTCCATGATCTCTTTCAGTGGGTTGGGATTGCCGGGGGTCGGCTGGTTTATCCGTATGTGGTCCCTATTGTTCCCCCGGCGATAATGTTCCGAATGTGGAAGAATTTAAGCGAAACAAAACCGGCTCTCCGCCACTGCGGAAAGATCCAGGGTGCCGCGCTCGGGCAGCGGTTCGAGCTTCTTGCGCTGCTTCTCGCTGAGCTGCTCGGCCAGCTCGTCACGGAAGGCCTCCAGGACCTGGACCTCCGTGTACATCTCGATGAACGCCTCACGAACCACGTGGTACATCCGCTCGGTGTCCCCTGCGGTGGTCCCGAAGGAGTCGTGGATCATCGCAAAGCTGTTGATGCCGTCCTCCTTGGCCCTCGCCACGGTCAGCATGAGGTGGGCCGCATCGCAGGAGTGGATGAAGTTCGGGGAGATGCCCTGTCCCTGCTTGCGCTTGTCGAGGGTCTCCTTCTCCTGGTTCATGACCAGCCGTAGGATCGTGCCGTTGATAGCGGTCTTGACCCTACGCTGTTCCAGGGCCGGGTAGGCCTGCATGACGGGGAACCCCACCGGGGTGGTCCAGCGGACCGGCAGCTCCTCTTGAGCGGCCAGGCCAGCGGCCCCTTGGAGCCAGGCCATTGCCTCACCGGCCTTGACCAGGACCTTGTTCACCGCGTTCCAGATGAGCTTGGCCATGTAGCCTGCGGCCCGGAAGCCGTCCGACTCGAAGGGGAACTTCTCGGCATCCACGGTCCCATCGGGGCGGGTAGCGGCCCTCTTCGCTGGCCAGAGGATGTCCTCCATGAGCTGCTCCTTGAAGCCGTACTCCTTGGAGCCGTAGGCCAGGGTCATGACGGACCGCTTGGTGGTCTTGCGGGTGACCCCGAAGGCCAGCCACTGGTTCGCCAGGGTCTTGGTGCCGGGGGAGACGAAGGCCTTCCCATCGTCCGTGTGCTTCAGCTCGTCCGTGGAACCAGCCTCGGCATCCAGGTGCAGCTCCTCCAGGACCTTCTCGGCCACCAGGCGGTACACGTCAGCGGGCAGGTTCTGGGGGACCAGGTTGACCGCAGCTCCCCCCTTCTCGTCCCGCAGCATCGCGGAGAAGTGCTGGATGCCGGAGCACGAGCCGTCCATCGCCACGGGGATCTTCGAGACGAAGCTCTCCCCGTACTGGACGTAGCCCAGCCACTCAAAGCAGAAGGCGAGGAACTGCCAGGGCTTGTCGATCTCGATGCCTCCCACCTCGGTGGCCCACCCACGGTGCTCGTAGGGGTCCTGAGCGATGCGGACGATCTCCTCCTCGTTGTCCAGGACCCAGTTCACCCGGTCCTCCAGCGAGGCCTTGTCGTAGCCCGCCACGTTGGCCCCGTGGATGGCCAGCCACTTCCACCCTTCCTCGCCCAGGGGTTTCCCGTTGGCGAACCGGAGGAGCCCCTTCTGGTAGTCGGGACCCTGCGGGTTGATGTGCGGGACCGCGTAGATGCGGCCACGGAAGTCGAGCTGGTAGGGGAAGAAGATCCGCTTGAAGGGCTCGTAGCGCTCCGCGATGTCGAGGGTCATGGAGAGCCCGATGCGGGTCCCGAGGAGGCTGAGGTTCTCCGTGTGGACCTTGAACGCGGCCTTGCGGTACTCCGCCTGGGCCGTCTCGTTGGTGTCGATGTCGTAGGGCTTGACCGGCAGCGGCAGACCCTCACGCGGAGGCAGACCGGCGATCTGGGAGCCCTGCGACCACAGCGTCTTCATGACCCCCAGGACCTGGGAGTTGATCTGCCAGGCGGTCCGCTGGATGGCGTTGATCGCGGTGTAGACGATGGGCATGTCCACGTTCCGCAGCTCCTCCAGGTAGGCCTTGTTCTTGGTCTTCACCATCTTCAGGGGCTTGATGGAGGACGACAGGTAGCCCCCGTCGAAGGGGTTGGTCCAATCCTTGGGCTGCACCACCATCGGCTCGTAGACGGGCCTGAGGAGGGCCGTGGCGTTGTTCTTCTTCTCGATCCACTCCAGGGTCGTGGGGAGAGCCTTCACGTACTTCAGGGCCTTCTCCGTGTCCTCCCCGTTGGTGGACACCTCGATCAGCCCGATGGTCTGCATGAGGATGTCGATGAGCTTGACCCCCACCTGGACACGATCCGTGCGGGACCAGCCCTCCCAGTCGTCGTGCTGCTCGGCCAGGCGGGTGGCGTAGATGTGCTTGTATTTCGAGCTGGTGCGCTTCTTGGCCCCGTCCACGAGCTTCTCGTAGGCCTTGCGCTCCTCCGACCGGATGACCGCGAAGCGGATCTCGTCCTCCACCGCAGTGCCGATGGCCACGGCCACGTATTGGAGCGTGCGGGGCGCTGAGAGACCGCTGAGGACGTGCTTGAGGGCCAGGTAGGCCAGGACGTTGGGGTCGTAGGTCCCGATCCGCTTGTAGGCCGTGCCGTTCTTGGTGGCCCTGCCGTTGGCCGTGGCTTCCTGCCAAGCCTGGATGGCCTTGGCCAGGGCCTCGATGCGGCCAGCCAGGAGGGTCTTACCGTAGGCGGTCTGGTCTTCCCGACCACCCTCTCGGGCACGGGACGTGTTGCGGAGGTAGCGGTCAGCTCCGCGAACAGTCATTTCCTCTTCGAGGCGAAGTTGAGTTTCGATCAGGTCTTCTTTGTCTTGGGCTTGTTGGGTAGTCATAGCGCCTCTTTCAGGGAATCTCTAGTTGCTCTTAGATGTATGTCTCTAAGGGATGAATTTATTGAAGATGAATACTGAAGATGGAACCTTCAGGAGCATCCTCAGGCATATCCTTATGTGGTCCCTATTACGGAAGTGTTCCGAATGTGGAAGGATTTTTCGGGATGAAGTTGTCACAAGAGTTGTCACGTGTCACACCGCATTTGGAAGTGTCTATCCTAGTGGAAATCTTCCACATCTGCAACTGTTACTGTCGCAAAAAGGCCACCGGAGCGGGGTGCTCAGCGGTAGCCTATTGTTTTTACTACAAGTTTTGTGGTGCGGGCGGCGGGAGTCGAACCCGCAGTTGGAGGCATTTTAAGTGCCTTGTGTCTGCCATTTCCACCACGCCCGCGTTTTTGTGTCTCCGGATTTTAAGTCTTGCTGAACCCGGAGACTGTCTTATAGATCAAGCACTTAGGCAGTGCTGGTGGTGCCAAACCTGACCCTGTTGTCACCTAGTTTGGCACATGTGACACATGAGTTGTCACAGCTATTGACGCGGCTTCCGGGTGAACGATTCCCCGACCACGAACGAGTGGGCGTGCTCCTCGAACTTCTTGGCCAGTTCTTGCAGCTCCAGGCGGAGGGTGACCAGCTCCTTCTCGTTCTCCAGGCCCTGGGAACGGGCGTTGGACAGCTCGGCTTCGAGGTCAGCGATGCGCTTGTCCTGGTCCTTCAGAAGGGCGCGGATGCGTACCTCGGTGGCCGTCATCGGAGCGGCTATGTGCGACTCATTTGTGCTCATGCGGCCTCCCTCGGGATCACGGTAAGGTCTTCCACGGTTGCGTCCCGCCACTTCGTGTAAGGACTTTGGTAGAAGTCCAGAGGGTCCGGAGAGCTATAAACGCCCGAAACCTCCACCTGGAGGATTACGCTTCCCATCCAGCCGATTCGATACCGCCTTCTTCCAGTCAGTGATTCCATACGTCCTCCTCAGAAGTCCGCATCGGCCATCTCAAGGGCCTTCGCGGGTGCTGCAATCGGTGCCCCCAGGACCCCTTCCAGAGCCTTCAGGGCCACGTTCAAATTCTCCGGAGCTAGGTGAGCATACCGCATCGTGGTGGCGATGGTCTTATGCCCCATCCAGGTCTTGACGACCACCAGAGGCACCCCACGCTGGACCAGCCGGCTCGCACAGGTGTGCCGCAGCATGTGGACCACGAACTGGGGGTCATCGGTCAGCTTCATCAGCTCCCGCAGCTTGTCCCACTGCCAGCGGAGGGTGTGCCCGTTGATGGCCTCGAAGGGCCTCTCCAGGTTCCCCCGGCGCACCAGGATCTCGGTGACCCGCTTGGTGGCCGGCACGGCCCTCGCTTCGTCCGTCTTGGTGGTCCCCGCGTGGAGATGCAGGAGGCCGTTGGAGAAGTCCTTGGTCTTGAACCGCAGCAGCTCGGAGCGGCGGAAGCCGGTGTCGATGGCCACGATGATGAAGTCCCGGAGGTCAGGGAGCCCCAGGTGGTCGCACATCGCCAGGACCTTGGCCTCCTCGGCCTCGTCCATCCAGCGGATGCGGTGGGCACCCTCACGCCTGCGGGGCACCTTCGGGAGGGCCTTGATCCACCCCTGGTCCAAGGCGGTCTTCATCAGCATGGAGAAGGCGCTCATCTTCCGGTTGATCGTGCTGCCCCCGTTCCCCTGGTCCTCGAACTCGAACAGCATCTCGTTGATCTGCTCGGGGCCGATGTCCGTGAGGAGGGTCTCGGGACCCAGGGCCTGGACGCAGGCGTTGCCGTTCTTGTAGGCGGTGGCCTCGGCCTTGGTGCCCTTCCAGTGGAGCCTCAGGGTGAGCCTGAAGGCGTCCTGGATGGTCTTGCCTGGGGTAGCCTCGGGCTTGGCCTTAGCGGTGCCCTGAGCGGCCTCCTGAGGGCTTCCTGAGCCGTTCTGCTGGGCCTGCTTACGCTGGAGGATCAGCTCGGCTTCCAGGACCTCGGCCTCGGCTCGGGTCTTGGCTGGTTTGCGGATGCGGTCCTTACCGGAACCGACAGACACCATGAAGGTGCCCCCACGTGGATAGATAGGCATTACGCGATCCCCTTTCCGATACGCGAGAAGGTCTCGTTGAAGGTTTCAAAGGGGGAGTACCAGTGCGCGTAGTTGATGGTCTTGGCGTAGCGACGCATCTCCGGGGTCACCTGGTCAGCAGGCACCTGGAAGATATCCATGGCGGTGGCCACGTGGGCGTCTTTGTGTGGCAGCTCGGGCAGTGGCATCGAGACAATGCGCGCCCGGAGTTCTTCATTGGTCATGCGAGACCTCCTAGCTTGTTGACCAGGGCGCGGCCCTTCGCGGTCAGGTTGATGATCTTCTTGCGGCGCTCCATGGGGTCCTCGGTGGCGACCACCAGGCCTAGGCCCTTCTTCGAGAGGGGGGTGGGCTTGCCGAAGAAGGCCACGTAGCGGGAGGCCGAAGCCATCCCCACACCGATCTCTTCGGCCAGCTCCTTGAGGCTCAGCCCTTCCTTCTCAGCGATGACCAGCAGGGCCAGCGCCTGGGCCATCGGCATGTCAGAATCGAGACCTCGTAAGGTCTCAAGCGACTTCTTCAACTCCTTCAGTTGGTTCATGTTTTTCTCCGATAGGGTTCCAGACGATATGCAGACGTCCGAACCAGACGTGATTCTCTCCGATGGAAAAGTCCCAGTCAAGAAACTTTTTCGTAACTGGAATGATTTCGGTAAAAATTTCTATTCCAAGAATGCGTGCGTACATAGTCAGGAGTCCTAGTGGAGGTTTTGGGAAAGCGCCGTTACGTTACGGAAGCAAATCATACCGTACGGAAAGGTCTATTTAATGTTTTTCTTGGTTCTGCGTTGCCGCACTACAACAACATCATGCCCCTCGTTGTGTCTTCGTTGGGCTGATACGTAAATCCCCAGGGGCTCCTCTAGCAATTCCCTTGGTGTCCACT